ATTATTACAATGAAGAATCTTCTGTTAAAAACCAGATTTTCCAATACTGGGAAACTTACGACAAAGTCGACAAAGTGGCTTTTATTGATGATGTGTACACCAACAAGTTGAAACGCGGGTCATCGACCACGGATACGGACGCGTATGTCGAAACAAAATATTTGAACAAAACGGAACCTAAAAAAGAAACTCCAGCTGAGTTCCAAATAACACAACCGAAGTCAATTTCCCATACGCCAGCGATCAACAATCTCAAAACCTACGTTAAGAAAGGATATTTGGTAAAAGACTTGAACATACCGGTCAGAGTGGATGAATTTACATACTATCCAGGGCTATCCCGAGCCGATTCGGTGTATTACAACTCTTACGCTTCGATGTTTTACGACGGTGCGGTCATGAGTGATCCTGACCAGGGAATCAATGACATGAGAGTCCAATCTGCTTTCCGTCAATATTTCACCGATGCCATGTACGTATATACCAATATATTTATGCGGCCGAGTGTGAAAGAAGCATCGTACCAGGGATTTCCCTACTATGTGTTGTTCGCTTCCGACGATAAAGGCGTGTGTAAATATGTAACCGCCCTTGGCATTACCGGCTATAGCGAATTGATGTCGACGCAGAAATTGGTGCAACAGGAGAAAGTGATGAGGGACGGGGTTTACCAATCCGTGTGGATCTTGGACGATGTGGACCGGGCCATACAGGAGGAGAAGTAAACCAACGACAAACCCCGCTGGTTTTTGTAGTTGGTCAGAAGCCCCCCCTTTATACAAAGAGGGGTGCGTTTGCGGAACACGGGTTGGTGACCGAGGCCGTGCCTTGTTTGTCAATGTACTGGGCATGGAGACGCAAGAGGTAATCCCCATTGGTCATGGCCACGGGGCGTTGCTGGGTGGAGGATGCAAAGTTTTTCTCGACCGATTTGGTAATAACGGCGCCGCCAGACAGTTGGGGGATACCGCCGACGCGGGTGCAACACATGGTTTGACGCGGAAGCTGGGTATTCGTGGGAGCCGCACACAAGAGGGTGCGTTGCGTGCACCGTTCCACGGTTTTCGTGCGATCCGATGCCGAGCCTAGATTGTGATTGACGTCTTGTTTCCAGGCACTGCCGGATCCCGTGAGAGGCGGCCGACGCGACCATTGCGTCCGACGTTCCAACATGCCGGTATTGTCTAAAACGGGCGCTTTGATCACCTGAGGATTTTCTTGGTAATTGATCGAGGAAATCACGGGAGGTGCCTGGAAAAACGTGCCTTGGCGTCCGCCGAATCCGCGTGCGACGCCGTCGCGCATCAACGTGCGGGGCAAACTGCGTGACAGACTGGTTTGTCCGACCCAGCCTTGGTTGCGGCAGCCCCCATTGAGCGAGAACTGGGCCATGCCCACACTATTGTTGTTGTACTTGGCTTGCGTTTTGCGTTTGAGTGTGACGTCGGACATTGTTATACAAGAAGATATTATCCTCTGGTCTTGTTGTGGTCGGTCGTCCATTGGGCGCTCAAAAACGCGTCGTCGCCGAGTTTGATCGTCTTGGCAAACTTGTTGCGCAACAGCAACACCACAATGTGCGTCAACTCTTCCAGCGTAGCTTCGAGACGTCGGACTTCGCCCGTGCGTACGTTTAAAATCTTGGTTTGTTGTTGTTGTATGGGTGGGTCTTGTTGGATGACGCGTTGGATCCAGGCATAGATGGCCGTTTGCATCAAATGTTCGTGGCTCAACTTTTGCACGCATTTGAGTTCCCACAGCGTGTCCGGGGTGACGACGTCGGCACGGGCCACAAATTTGAAGCGCAATTCGTGGCCGAAATACGGAAACAAGGCTTCGTCGATGCGTTGCCGCGCCTTGTCCATTTCATTCGTCTTGTCGATCAAGACGTGTTCGACGTTTGGGTTCGAAGAGGAGGCAAAGGCCGGGCCCAGATGTTTGTCCAATGTCTTGACACACCGTTGCATCACCTCGTCACTGAGCCAGGTATATTCGTCGGGATCGATTTGTTTCAATTTAAAGTACAATTCTTCTTGCGAGCAGACACAGACGTTGGCCAAGAACAGGTAGTCGGAAATGGTCTGGCATCTTGGTGTGGGCAACTTTTCAATTTGTCGCATCAGAAAACCGTGTTCGTTTTTCTGTTGCCACCGGACCATTTTGTTGGAAATTATATTGCGCAACGATTGGTCGCCAACTGCTGTTGCTGCTGCTGCTGCTGCTGTACGTGTCTTGGACAAGTGATCATAGTAGTAGGCCGGAATGGCAATGCCATTCAAGTCACTAATGTCCTCGTACAGGCCCGTGCGCGTTCGGATCATGCGCGGCAACACGATGGCGTCTTCCTCTTCTTCTTCTTCTTCTTGGGAGAGAAAGATGCGATCCAACAAGGGCGTCAATTCGTCCAAGATGGAATCGCTCACGAATTTGGTCAATTTGGTGGGGGTGACATCCCGCGTCACAATTTCCAGGGGTGCCGTGGGTCCACCCTTGCAAAACTCGTCCTGGGGATAGAAATTCGTTTGCGGAATACCTTTGAAATCGACAAATCCGCACTGTTTCAATTGATGGTGATTCATGTGTAAGAAATCCAACGGACATGCGGAATCGTATTCGCACAGGAATAAATTTTGCGTGGCGCGCGTGCAGCCCACATACAACGTGTTGGGACAGATCGTCTTGTCTTCGGTGGTGCCCCCGGAAAAGGAAAAGTACGACGTGTCGAATCCGATCAAAAAGACGTGTTTGCGTTCGCGGCCTTTGGCCGTGTGAAACGAGGAAAAGACGACTTTGCCATCCACGACACAGTCGTCCATTTCGTCCGTCTCAAAGGCGGGAATGTGAATCGGAATGTTTTCTTCGACCAATTTGTTGGCCAAACGGGCAATGTTGTGATTTCCCGATTTGACGCTGTACGCCAGAATGAAAAAATCGGACGGGGCGTCCCCCTTTTTCAAAAAGTGTTGGATACGGTACAGAATAATGTCTTCGATTTGATGTCGCGGGCGACGAAAGTACGTGACTTGTGGTCCGTCGCGACAGGCCACCATCAAATCTTCTCCCAACATGACCTGATTGACAAAGGAGGCCATGGGCTGGGTGAGACGGTACGTGGTTCGCAACGTGCACCGTTCAAAGACGGGACTGCGCAAATGCGGACAGGTTTGCCAGAGCTGATCGGCCATGGTCAAGAAGCGCGAATCGGCGCCTTTGAATTCATAGAGCGTTTGTCGGGCATCGCCCAGGACGACGAGTTGGACCTTGTGGTCCGGAGGCGCCGTGTCGATGAGATTGTGGAGGGCCTTGTGCACGAGTTGGAAAAAGAGGGGCGTCATGTCTTGGCATTCGTCCAACACGATTACGTCATATGCGGGAATCGGTTGTCGCGGGGGCATGTCGGTGGTCAAGAGTTGGCGAATGCCCGTGTCGACGGCGGCCTCGTCGGTGTAATGTTTGACGGCGAAACTGTGAAACGTGTGCACCTCAAAATGGGTCAGTTTGAGGGTCATGGCCTTGTCTTTGATTTCCAGACGCAGCATTTTGTTGTACGTAAACTGCAAAATGCGCAAATGAGAGTGTACTTGGGCCATGGACAAGATGGTGGTGGACTTGCCCGATCCCGCGCACGCTTCGACAATGACATTTTTGCCGGCATGGACGTGATCGAGGACGAGCTGTTGTTCTGGACTGGGTTTGTGCATCTCCGGGGGGTTAGAAAGTAAGTGAAATACTTTCTAAACTTTTTTATTACGCCTGTTTTAGTTTTAGCTGTGTTGTTGTTGGGGTGCATTCTTTTTTCACACCTTGTCTGGTTGTGTTGTACCAGACTCCTTTCACTTCGTAGCTACTTGCGTCACATTGTGGTTTCACGGAATTTTGTACTACGGTTGGTCGAGATTTAATACCTTCGCGGCACGAGCTGCATCCGCCGACTTTGGCGGCATTACCCATGGACGTGTGGCTCCAAGAAGGCACGACGCGGCTTTGCACATCGACGGACCAAGAGGCCAAGAGCACGATGAGGACGACGGGCAGCAAGAGGATGATCCAAGAAAGGACGGCGAGGCCGCGTGAGCAGAGCCAGTTCAGCAAAAAGGTCCAGAGAACAATGAGCGCCGATTTCATAATCAAGGTCAACGCACTAATGCCCGAAAAGATGAGAAAGACGAGAACCAGCACAGAAATGACTAAATAGATGAGTGCGGGAGTGCACAGTTTGAAAATACTGTTGGATAAGGAGATTGTCGCCATTCTTGTATATACGGCAGATAAAAAGAATAAACAGTGACAGCTTTTTTGTACAAGATCGTCCAGAACAGGGTTTCATTTTCATGGAAACGTTGGGTGCCTTGTTGGCGCGATCGCGATTGTACCGCAACCAGGTGGATCACCCGGATTTTGTAAAGCTGCGACAGACATTGGACACGTTGCTCCGCGAGGCCAAGACGACGAGATCGATGGACCAACTGAAAACGCTGTTTGTTGGACTGGCGTATGTGCGGGACATTGCCGGGGGTCGCGGTGAACGCGTGTTGACGTACATGATGTTGGATGTCTGGTACCAGTCGTTTCCCGTGTTGGCTGTGAATGCGCTCGAGAGCTTGCTGCTGTTGGGGTACGGTTCGTGGCGAGATATCAAAGGTCTCTGCCGGTACTTGCGATCCCATTCGATTCGAACGCTGCGGCTGTGTGAACCCGAACATCCCTTGATTCTGACGGCGGTCGAGATCATGCTGAAGAATCTGGAGAGACCGGGAGTAAAGAAGTGGGTGCCGCGAGAATCGTCCAAGAAATTGCAGTGGTTATTCACTCTCTTTGTCGTTACAAAATATGGCGTTTGTAGTACAGAAAAGAAACGACAGTTTCGGTTACTCGTGTCTATTGGCTCTGTGGGGGAGGAGGAGCATGTTCCGGGGCTGCTGGCGCCGCGTTTTGATCCGCGCGATGCGTTGGACGCGACGAGGACCCTTGTTGGTGCTGGAGACCAAGAATGGAAACAGTGGTGTGGCCGTCGAAAGGGCTGGTTGGAGCCGCCGCCGCCGCTGCCGCCAAATCATCGCGACGGAGTTCTTCCCGTCTTGTTTTTGACTCCCTTGCAGCGCGATGGGATGCGAGAAGCGATTCTGGAAACCTTGTGGATGGTGGAAGTGGCGGCGGCGTCATCTATGCGGATCCTCGTTGCCACGGTTCCTCCCCAAGAATTGTGCATCGATCGCAACGATGGATTTGCCCACAATCGTCAATTGTTGTTGAACATGTTGGAACGTCATTCTTTGCATACCATGAATTTGGAAATTGCGCTTCATCACATTTCCAGAAACCACCAGGAGAGGTCTGTTTATATTCCGGTGATTAGTCCGGGTCGGTTGCCCGTGTGTTTGTCCAGGGTAATGACCCATGCTCGATATGGACCCATGGGTCAACGATTTGATCAAATCACTCTCTGCTGAGGGGAAGTCTGGTACTTAAACAAACATTTGGTTTAAGAGCATTTTTGTTTCAACACTGCCCGCAGCCTCTTTGTTTACACCTCTTTGTTTGCACCTCTTTGTTTGCACCTCTTTGTTTGCACCTCTTTGTTTGCACCTCTTTGTTTGCACCTCTTTGTTTGCACCTCTTTGTTTGCACCTCTTTGTTTGCAAAAACACAGAAAAGCCCTGGAAAAGAAGACTCTGTAGAGCATCGTTCCAACAAAGATGCTGAAAGGAGATCCCCAGAGGATGTTGTTGGAATGAGACGTTTTAGGACGTTTTTAGAAAATACATTCTGGGAAAGCCCTGGAAAAGAAGACTCTGTAGAGCATCGTTCCAACAAA